ACATCTTACAAAAATCAGACATCCTGGAAGATATTCCGGAAGGCTTTAAATCAAATCGTAGTTGGTATGGCGTTGGGTAGTCTTTCCACCGGTCAATTTTATCGCGACATAAGATCAGTCGAGCCCGTTAAATTAAAGGAAAGAGTTGGACTCTTGACGTTACACTAAAATTTACACAGGAGTGTAGTTAGTTACTGTTGCTATTTACAACAATAATGAGCTCGTCACTCCTGAAAATGACATATAGTGGGGGAATTTATCGCAAATTCTCCCATGCTTATTCTTTTACCACAGAAGCTGTGCTTCACATTTATTGAGTTGTACTCAGAGGAAGATTATGGACACTAATGACCCGAACAATCCCGGACAAAACGATGATGAACTAGATACTACTGCGGCCACAAACAAAGCGCAGGAAGATGACAAAAGCGGTGAAGGCGAAAAGGCGAAAGCGACTGAGATTCCTGCAGATGTTCTGAAGAAAGCCGTGGACGAAGCTCTCGCACCCATCAAGGCAAAACTTGACGACGCCTACACCAAACGTGATGAAGCTTTGGCCAAATCTGCGGAGCACGAGCAGAAAGTCAAAGATATTGAACGTGAACGGATGCGTGAACAGGGCAAAGAAACTGAGGCCTTGCAGAGCGAGCTTGAAGAACTTCGAGCTAAAGACAAGACCAAAGACGGCAAAATTATTGAACTGACCCGCAACATGGAAGTCAATAGTATGCTGGCTGGACTTGAATTCCGTAACGACAAGTCACGTAAAATGGCTTTTGAAGAAATTGTCGGCGAATTGGTGCAGGACGAGAATGGCAACTGGAAACACAAGTCGGGTTCAGACCTGAATAAGTTTGTCAGCGACTTCTCCCAAGACGAAGATAATTCATTCTTGTTCAAATCTAAAGAATCCAGCGGTGCCGGTTCACTAAGTCCGAAACCATCATCTCCTTCCGCTAATACGGGCTCTCTGTTTGAACTAAGTCAAGACGAGGTTCTCAAGCGGGCACAGGAGGGAACTCTAAAGAAACGCTAAGGAAATAAAACATGTCTGTTACCACCAACCTGGCGGGTGCCAGCAACGACGTTCTACAAGACGCACTATCCGCGTACTCTGACGAAGCTTACACAAATGCCCGGAAACTCTCCGGAACAGCTATTGTGGGCGGCAATCCGCTGATCGACAAAAACACAGAAACTTTTGTCGGCCAGATGCGCTGGTTCAAGCCCCTGAACGCGAACATCAACGTAGCTTCCCTGACTGATCCTTCCGAAGGTACGGTCACCAGCTACAGCACCGATTACCTCAAGTACATCAAGACCGTCCGCACACACGGCGCGAAGAAAGTCAACATGCAAGAAGTGGTCACTCAACGTGACGGTCTGGCCAAAATCGGTCGCGACTTCGGCGAAACTCAGGCGCAAGATGAGCACAATGGCATCCTGTCCGTACTGAAAGGCGTTGCACTGTCTGAAGCCATCAACGGCGCAGCCGCAGGTTCAGGCGCAGCAGGTCTTGGCGGTCAGACGTTTGAGAACGATCCCTCAGACTCCAAGTACGGCTTCTACGTCGACTTAGGCGCGTCCGCTCCTGTAGTGGCTGCCAGTTCGGCAAACCAGGGCGCTGCTCGCGCAGAAGCTTTCCTGCAAGCGTTTGGCATGGCTTTCAAAGATTACGAGCCCGAGTTCGCTTACCTGATCACCACTCCGGAAGTTTACGCTTCCCTGCGTTCAGCCAACTTGGTTGATCAAGATCGTGTTACCGACGGCAGCGTCACTTTCAACACCATCTTCCAGGGCAAGTTCCGCCTGATCCAGACTCGTGCGTCTCAAGGTCTGACCAGCGCAGAGCTGACTAAGCTGAACTCCGGCGTAGGTGTGGACGTTGTGGGTACGAAGACATCCTTCATCGTTCTTCCGGGCGCGCTGGCTATGGAAGACCTTTCCGTGCCGATGCCGACCGAAATCGAGCGTAAAGCAGCCACGTATCAAGGTGGCGGTGAAACCGCAATTTGGCGTCGTTGGGGCTACGTCCTCGCGCCAGCCGGTTATGACTGGGTAGGCAGCGAAGAAGCATTCCCTTCCGATCTGACTTATCGCTACGCAGTGGAGGCGGGCACTCCGAAGTCTTTCACTGATGTGACTTCAGCTACATTGGCCGACACCACCGGTACTTGGAAGCGTAAGACTGCCTCCGCATTGTCTCTCGGCATTTTGCCCGTTTTCCATTCATAAAAGGAGATTGCCATGAGTCTCGTCAAAGGCGTTAATTCTCTGGTGCTTCCCTCAGAAGCTGATGAGTACTTTTCGACACGTGTTGATAGTGAGGCTTGGTTAACTGCCGATTATGCTAGAAAGGCATCTGCCCTCGTCACTGCAACAGGTATCTTTGATGAGCTCAGCTGGATTGGCGTTTCTGCCAGTGATACCCAGCTTCTGGCATTTCCAAGAAAAGGTAGTTATCTTGACCCCAAACTGGGACGGCTAGTGGTTCTTGACGGAACCATCACACCCACCAGAGTGTTGACCGGAGTGTTTGAACTCGCTCTGCACCTTCTGAACAACGAAGGGTTAATGAACGACACGGGCGGCATCGACTCTCTAAAGCTCAGCGGTGTTGAGCTTAAGCAGATAAAAACGGTGTCAACTTTGCCGTCGGCCATCAAGCGGATTGTTCGACCTCTTTTGGTCAACAGTGGGGCGAGCACCTGGTGGAGAGCTAACTAATGGCCTACGCAGCCTTGATTGATGCAAAGCTTGCACTAGCTTACAGACAGTTAAAAGATTTGGCGGAACCGGTGGTCTTTATAAGAACTGAAGTCACAGCTTTTGACTTTGGATCTGCGGAGCCCACCGTGAAGGCCGAACCCGATCGTGAAATTTCAGCCGTGATTCTTGAAGAGACTAGAGAGAAAGGCGTAAAAAAGATGCAACTGCTTTTTAAGACGGTTGATATACCGGCGCTCTCAGGTTTCGATCAAGTAAGAATCAAAGGGGAAGTTTGGACGGTCGGCCCTGCCGTGCACCAGCGCAGATACACTACTCTGTTAGACCTCGTTTCAGGAGGTGAAAATGGGTAGATACACTGACGCTCAACAAGATATCTTTTCAGTCTTCGCGACAAACGAATGGAAAAACGAAGGGATCGCAACACACCCTTCTTTAATTGTCCCTGACAATCCTGGGCAGGAATTTATCCGAATTTCGGTAGTCCCTTCTGACACAGGCATCAACACGAAGTCTCTGTCAGGACTGCTGATGATAGACATCTTTGCTGCTAAAGTCAAAGGCCCTAAAAGGCCAATGGAAATCGCTGACGTACTGGACAGACACTTAAATTCTAAGTCCGTTCAGCTCTCTTCCGGAACGACTCAATTCATGAGCAGCAACACAGGTAGACCTACACAGGATAAAGACGATCCTGCATTGAGCATGACGCTTTATTCGATAGCTTTCAATTACTTTGGAGAAAGGTAAATGGCTCAAATTACTTCTATCGGCGCAGGCATTTTCTCAGACCTTGCCGTCGCAGCACCCGCAACAGTAATGTCACAGAGTGCTCTTGCAGCTCTTGACACAGCCTCAGAATTCCAGGCGCTGTTCGATTCCGAGATCGCATCTGACGGCGGCCTTAAAGCTCCCGGCACTTTCGTCCGTTTCGTGAACGTTCGTGAGTTTCCAGCGATGGGTACTCCGCCTAACGTTGTCAACGTCCCGGTTTACGGTTCGAAGACATCTCAGCAGATTCAGGGCCAGGCTGACGCGCCTTCCTTGGAAATCACTGTGAACTTTGTTCCCGCAGAATGGGCCAATGAATCCGGCAACATTCTCGGCGGCATGGTAGGCGATGGCAAACAGCACGTATTCCGCTTCACTCTGTTGAATGCTGAACCTACAGCCACCGGCGATACTAAGTATGCGTCAACAGCCTCTGGCATCGGCACTGTCGGCAACTCCCAGTATTACTGGGTCGGCAAAATTGAAGCCATTCAGGTGAACCCGCAGTTGACTGACGCGAACACCGCGACCATCACTCTGACGATTCAGTCTGAGTTCTTCGGCGCATACACCATCTGAACAATTGCCCCGCTTCGGCGGGGACTTTGATAAAGGCAGCATTATGGCTGATGAACCGAAAGTTCGTGCCTTCGATCACGACTACGTAATCAGAACTACCGCAAAGCACATGGTTGGCGCGGTTGATCTCAGCATTCGAAAGACGCTGGATCGCGTCCCTGAGTTTGCCGAAGACAGAGTGAAGTCTTTTGAGATTCTGAAGACACTGGCAGATTTGAATTGCATGAAACGCGATTTGCAAAGGTCTATTGAAATGACTAACGAAGAGGAAAAGCTCTAATGGATTCTCCCTCTACACATCAAAATGAGAAGGTACCGGCAATGTCAGCAATGAAAGCACTTGTGGGCAAAAAGCTCACAAAGAAAGTAAACTTCATGGAAGAGGAAGTGGAAATCATCAAGATGTCCGTCTCCGCCGTGATGGCAATTCAGGCAGAAGCTAAAGATGTTGGCGAAGACGAATCAGCCAACTTCACGCTACTCCAAACCGTAATTAAAAGAGGCTGCTTGGACGCTGAAGAGCTGACCTCGGAAGATTTCAACCAGTTTCCTCTCGACGAACTCTCAAATCTCTCGAACGAGATCATGAGGTTCTCTGGGGTGGCCGGTGAGCAGAAGACCCCTACGGTAAGCCAGTAACACTTGAGGGAGACGAGCTGCTTGTCTATGAACTGGCGTTTCACTTGAAAATGCCGGTTTATAAGATGGCGGCTGAAATGCCTTATGAAGAGTTTGTTACTTGGTTCAATTACTTCCAGCAAAGACCGATAGGATGGCGCGAAGACGAGCGAGCCTTTAAACTCATGCAAGCCCAAGGAGTGAAAGAAAAGCCGGAAAATGTGTTCAGCTCTTTTGCCACAATGAAAGCAAATGAAACTGAGTCTATGTCTCAAGACGGGACACTGAATCACAGCAAGTTCAAGAATTCCGGAATCTTTGCCAAAATACTTTCTGCTAGAGGAGGTGAGAAGCTTGACTATTAGAGTGTTCGGAGTACAAGACGTCTTACGCGATATTGAAAAAGCAAAGCGATTAGCGATAGATAAAGCCGAAAGGGCTGGCAAAAAGAGCATGGTGGCTAAGCTCAGCGCAAATACTCCAGTGGATACCGGGGAAGCCGCAGCAGGTTGGCGCGTCGAAGGCAATTCAGTAGTCAATGATGTCGATCACATCGATCTCTTGAACGAAGGTTCTTCTCGACAAGCTCCTTCTCATTTTATTGAGAAGACTGTGCTTTCCGAACCAAATACGCGGCCTAACGGCACAGTAGTTTCTAAAAAGTAAAACATGCCCCTGCCAATTGGTGGGGGCTTTATTTCGTGAGGTATTTATGTCTGGTGTATTTATAGACGTCAATGCTAACGCGGACCGCGCAACGCGAGAGTTGAAAGATGTAAATAAGTCACTTAATAACATAGAGACTTCTGCGCTATCCGCTGGCAAAACAGTAAAACGAGCCGTCCAAGGCATCGCCGCAATCGCAACCGTCGGTTTTTCGGGCAACGCTCTTTTTAAAATTTCCAAC